ATGCTGAAGCCGCTGAACGGGCGCGAGCTAAGGCTGAAGCGCAATCATGCGCGGCTGCTGGAGCACCAACACAAGCCGCGTGACCTCGACCTTAAGACCTGGCTGCTGTTGGGGGGACGAGGGTCGGGCAAGACTTTCGCCGGGTCGGTCTGGATCGACATCATGGCGCGCGAACTGCCCGGCATCACCCTGGCCCTGGTCGGCCCCGCTCTGCACGATGTGCGCGAGGTGATGGTGGAGGGGGCGTCGGGGATCAAGACGCTGGCTGAGCCGGGCGACCGGCCGCGTTGGGAAGCGGGGCGGCGTCGGCTGGTGTGGAAAAATCAGTCGGCGGCCTATGCGTTTTCGGCCGAGGATCCCGACAGTCTGAGGGGGCCGCAGTTTCATGCGGCCTGGGCGGACGAGTTCTGCGCCTGGCGACGGCCGGAAATGGTGCTGTCGAACCTGAGGTTCGGACTGCGGCTGGGGGGCTCGCCGCTGCTGGCGGTGACCACGACGCCCCGGCCGATCCCGGCGCTGAGGCGGTTGATGGCCGAGGCCGGGACGGTGACGGAGCGGGCGGCGATGGCGCTGAATGCGCAGAACCTGTCGCCCGGCTTTCTGGCGCATCTGAACGACGTTTATGGCGGGACGCGGCTGGCGGCGCAGGAGCTGGAAGGCATGGTGGTGGAGGGGGAGGGCGCCCTGTTCCGCATCGCGGACCTGAAACGGGCCAGGGGTGCGCGGCCGGCCGAACTGGACCGGATCGTCGTGGCGGCCGACCCGCCGGCGACCGCGACCGGCGACGCCTGCGGCATTGTGGTCGTGGGGCGAAAAGGTCGCCAGGCCTTCGTGCTGGCGGACCGGACGGTGCAGGGGCGCTCGCCCCAGAGCTGGGGCGGGGCGGTCAGCGCGGCGGCGCACGAGTTCGGCGCGCACGAGGTGGTCGCCGAGAGCAATCAGGGCGGCGACATGGTGCGCTCGGTCCTGGCCATCAGCGCGTGTCCTTGCCGGATCGAGATGGTCCACGCCTCGCGGTCCAAGGCGGCGCGGGCCGAGCCGGTGGCCCTGCTCTATGAACAGGGGCGGGTGGTCCACTGCGACGCCTTCCCGGCGCTGGAGGAAGAGATGCTGGCGCTGGGCAGCGAGGGCGGACCCAGCCCGGATCGGGCCGACGCCCTAGTGTGGGCGATCACGCGGCTGATGCTGGGGCCACAGTCGGCGGGGCCGAGATTACGGGGGCTTTAGAGCCTCAAGATTTCAACGACAGGAGAGACGATATGCCGGCCATTCCCGAGCGGGACGGATTGTTGAACCATGGACGCGATGCGGGCGGGCCGGCGAGGCGCGCGGCGGCGGTCACGCCCAGCGATACGGCCGATCTGACGACCTACGCCAAGGCGCTGTATGTCGGCGGGGCGGGCAATGTCCGTGTGCTGACGGTCGGCGCCGAGGATGGCGACGCCGTGACCTTCGCCAACCAACCGGTGGGGTGGCTGCCGGTGCAGGTGCGCCGGGTGCTGGCGACCGGGACGACGGCGACGCAGATCGTGGCGGCCTTCGACTGATGTCGGGGGTCGAGATCGGAGCGGCGACGGCGGCGCCGGGCGGGGTGCTGGGGAGGGCGCGGTTCTCCGTGCCCGACCTGCCCGTCTGGTCGGCGGCGGTCAGGACCATGCAGGCGGGCGGGCGCGAGGCGCGGCTGCTGTGCATCGGCGACAGCGTGACCCAAGGCTATGGCGCGGTCTCCGGCGGCTGGACGCCGAACGGTCGGGCGGGCGCCTGGCCCGAACGGCTGGCGGGGATGATGAGCGGGCGGGGCCTGCCGGCCTCGGCGGCGTCGGTGGCGGGCGCCGGGGCGGCGGATGGGGCCAACGGAGGCTATTCCAGCTATGACCCGCGCGTGACGATGGGCGCCGGGTGGGGCGTAAACGCCCTGACCGGGATGGGCGGCAAGCTGTTCTCGGGTGCGGCGTCGTCGACGGGCGTGTGGAGTTTTCAGCCCGACGGGCCGGTCGATCGGTTCGACCTGTGGGCCGTGACCAATACCGCGCTGGGGGTGCTGACGGTCGAGACGGACGGCGCAGTGCGGGCGACGGTGAACACCACCAAGGCGGCGTCGATGGAGGTCACGACCGTGGCCTTTCCCGAGACGACCGGGCCGGTGAGCGTGCGCTGGGCCTCGGGCGGGGCGGTGTTCATCGCGGGCGGGGTCGCGTGGCGATCGGACGTGCGGCGGGCGCGGGTGATCAATGCCGGATGGGGCGGGGCCAGGATCGCGGACTGGATCACGACGGACCAGCCGTACCGGGCCTATGGGTCGATCCCGGCGGCGGCGCCCGATCTGTCGGTCGTGTGTCTGACGATCAACGACTGGAATGCGGGGACGGCGGTCGCGACCTACAAGGCCGGGTTGGGCACGCTGGTGGATCGGTGCCTGACGACGGGGGACGTGCTGCTGATGACGGGCTGTCCGTCGGATCCGGCCCAGGGCAAGGCGAGTTATGCCGCGCAAACCGCGCTGCGAGATGCCGTTTTCGACGTCGCGGCGACGCGAGGGTTGGCGGCGCCCATCGACGGGACGGCCCTGTTCGGCGGCAGTTTCGCCGGCGGGCTGATGTTCGATTCCGTCCATCCCAATGCGGCGGGCCAGGCGAGGATCGCCGAGGCAATACGAGCGCGCGTGATGATCTGAGGTTGTCGCGCGCGCTCGCGCAGTGGTAACCGTGGCGGATGGGGGAGCGGTTCTACGGGTTGCAGGCGCTGCGGTTCGCGGCGGCGACGGCGGTGGTCGTCACGCACGCCGTGGATCTGGCCGGGACGCGGCTGGGGCTGGAGACGGCGCTGGGCGGCGGGCCGCTGGAGAACTTCGGCGCCGTGGGCGTGGACGTGTTCTTCGTCATCAGCGGCTTCATCATCGCCACGACGACGCAGGGTCAGACGGGCGTGGGCGCGGCCGGGGCCTTCCTGTGGCGGCGGTTTCGGCGGGTGGCGCCAATCTACTGGCTGCTGTCGCTGCCGATCCTGATCGGCATGGCGCGGGGCGGGACGCTGAGCCCGGAGGTGGCGGCGGCCACGTTCCTGTTCTGGCCGTTCAGCGGGCTGGAGATGACGTTTCCGACGCTGGGGCCGGGGTGGACCCTGTGTTTCGAAATGCTGTTCTACGCCGGGTTCGGCCTGGCCATAGCGGGCGGTAGGCGGGTCGGCTGGGGGCTGGTCGGGGCCTATGCGGCGATGCTGGTCGCGGGCTTGATCGTAGCGGCGCCGGTGCTGAGGTTCTGGGGCGCGCCGATCATTCTGGAGTTTCTGCTGGGCGTCGGGATCGCGTCGGTGTGGCGGTTCGCGCCGCGTGGGTTGGCGCTGTGGGCGGTCGGGCTGGCGGTGGTCGGGTTCGGGCTGGGCCTGGTCTTCGGCTATGGCGGCATCGACGATGTGCGGGCGCTGAACGATCCTTGGAACGGGTTGAGGCGGGCAGCGGTCTGGGGGTTGCCCAGCGCCCTGCTGGTGTTCGGCGTGGTGCGGATGGAGCGGACTGACGCGGCGCCGGGGCGGTTGGGGCGAGCGGCGGCCTTCATGGGGGATGCGTCCTACTCCATCTATCTGGTCCATGTGCTGGTCATCCGGGCCTTGGGGCGACTGTTCGAGAGCGGGATGGTCGCCCTGCCGGGGGATGCGGTGGTGGGGCTGACTGTGCTCGCCAGTCTGGCGGCGGGGGCGGTCGTCCACGTCTGGGTCGAGCGGCCGTTGCTGAAGGTGATGACACCCTCTCCCGCTGGGAGAGGGCTTGAGCGTCCGAGAGCGTAGCGATCGGTCAACGCGAAAGGGTGGGGGGCGCGCTCGTGCGGACTGGCACGCCGGCCGACCCTCATCCGGCTCTTCGAGCCACCTTCTCCCACTGGGAGAAGGGACAAGAAATCTGAGGAGATTGCGATGGTTTCGATCCGGTGGCCGTTCGGCCAGACGGGGCGCATGGGCGCGCCTGAGGGCAAGGAAAGCCGGGCGGGCGGGGTGATCGCCCTGTCCGGAGTGGGGCGGCCGCGATGGACGCCCAACGACTACGCCAGCCTGGCGCGCGAGGGGTATCAGAAGAATGCCGTGGCCTATCGCTGTATCCGCATGATCGCCGAGGCGGCGGCTTCGGCGCCGTTCGCGGTGTTCGTGGACGGGGTGCGCGACGATGCGCATCCGCTGGCAAAACTGATGCGTCGGCCCAATCCCGAGCAGTCGGGGGCAGAGATGATGGAGGCGGTCTATGGCGCGCTGCAGGTGTCGGGCAACGCCTATGTCGAGGCGACCGGCGATGCGGACGGGGACGCGGCGCCGGACGAGCTGTGGGCGCTGCGGTCGGATCGGGTGAAGGTGGTTCCGGGCCGGTCAGGCTGGCCCGAGGCCTGGGATTATTCCGTAGACGGACGGTCGGTGCGGATCGGGCGGGCGGCGGACGGCTGGGCGCCGGTGATGCACCTGAAGCTGTGGCACCCGCTGGACGACTGGTACGGGCTGTCGCCGCTGGAGGCGGCGGCGCAAGGGGTGGATGCGCACAATGCGGCGGGCGCCTGGAACAAGGCCCTGCTGGACAATGCGGCGCGGCCGTCGGGGGCGCTGGTCTATGGGGCGAGGAACGGCGAGCGGCTGACGGACGGTCAGTTCGAGGCGCTGAAGGATCAGTTGTCGAACGTCTATGCCGGGGCGACCAACGCCGGGCGGCCGATCTTGCTGGAGGGCGGGATGGACTGGAAGCCGCTAAGCCTGACGCCGGCGGAAATGGATTTCATGGCCGGCAAACATGCGGCGGCGCGCGAGATCGCCCTGGCCTTCGGGGTTCCGCCGCAGCTGCTGGGGATACCGGGCGATGCGACCTACGCCAACTATCGCGAGGCCAATGCGGCCTTCTGGCGACAGACGGTGATCCCGCTGGTGAGAAAGGCGGCGGGCGCGATGACGGGCTGGCTGGGCGAGCGGTTCGCGGGGTGCGAAATCCGGGCGGACCTGGATGCGGTCTCGGCGCTGCAGCCCGAGCGGGACGCCCTGTGGGCGCGGCTGGAGGCGGCGAGCTTCCTGACTGACGAAGAGCGTCGGCGGATGGCCGGGTTGGGGGCATGACCGAACATCATATCCGGCGCGTGCCGACGGCGCTGCTGATCGCCGTCGTTGTGCAGACGGTGGGCGGCCTGGTCTGGGCCGGGGGCGCCGCGGCGCGGATCGCGACGCTGGAACAGCGGGTCGGGGAGCAGAGGCTGGTCGCCGAACGGTTGGCGCGGCTGGAGGTCCAGGGCGAGGCGACGGCGGCGGCGGTGGAGCGGATCGAGCGGCGGTTGGATAGGAAATGAGCACCTTGGCGATCGAAGGCTACGCCTCGCTGTGGGGCGTGGCGGATCTGAACGGGGACGTGGTGCAGGCGGGGGCGTTTGCGGACAGTCTGGCCAAGACGGGGGCTGAGGGGGTGCGGATGCTGAACCAGCACGATGCGCGGGCGCCCGTCGGGGTCTGGGAACAGATCGTCGAGGATGCGCGCGGCCTGTTCGTGCGGGGCCGGATCGAGGACTGGTCGGCCGAGGCGCGGTTCGCCGGGGCGTTGAGCCGGGCCGGGGCGCTGGATGGGCTGTCGATCGGCTACCGCACGGCCCGGGCCCGGCGTCAGGGGCGGCTGCGCGTTCTGAGCGCGGTCGAGCTGTGGGAAGTGTCGCTGGTGACGTTTCCGATGCTCCCGGGGGCGCGGTTCAGTTTGGCTTGAGGGCCTGAAAGGCGCCGTTGCGGTCGAGGGTTTCGGCGAGGGCGGCCATCTGGGCGCGGCCCTTCTTGCCGTGGAGATAGCGCAAGACCCAGCCGGCGAGCACCAGGCCGAAGATCCAGCCGACGTGCAGCACGAGGTGGGCGAACAGGATGAAGACGGCCGCCAGCGCATAGGCGCCAAGATAGACCAGGGCCATCTGGCCGCCGCGCGAGGCCGTGGGATTCGACAGGCCGGCGATGATCTCGGCTACGCCCGGTGCTGCGGCGGCGGACGGCAGGGCGTGATCGGACGGCTTTGATGTCGGTTGGGGCGCGGGCCTGGATTGCGCTTTCGGTGCGGCTTGGGCGGCGGGCGCAGCGGCGGGTCGGGCGGCGGGTTTGGGCCTGGGCGGGATCGGATCCGGCGCGCGCCGGGCGGGACGGAAAAGGATCGAGCGGCCGGCTTCGTCGACGGTGAAGACCTCTTCGAAGGCGGTGGTGGAGAAGTCGATGGCGCAGGTGTCCTGGCCGTAGCTCTGGCCATGCAGGGCCGTCAGCCGGCCCTGGCGGAGCTCGATTTGGAAGCCGACGGGGTCGGGCAGGCCGGCGACCATCGCATGGACCGTGCCGAACAGGCCGGTGGCGTCCGGGTTGGCGATCGCGCGGTCCGCATCGACGACGATCTGGGAATAGAGGCCGGCGCCGGTGTTGCGACGCAGGCCCGGCGAACTGGCAGCGACCTGGGCGCGCAGGTCCGGCACGCTGTCGCCCATCTGCCAGATCATGGCGTCCATGACGGCGCTTTCGAGGGGCGTCAGGTGGGACATCAGATGTCGTCGTGAGCCTGCAGGCGATCAAGCGGGCCAAGTTTTGGCGGCACCGTCAACGCGGGCAGATGGGGCGAGAGAGCCCAAATCACGCAAGCAAAGGCCAACGTCGAGAAGAACAGCAATGATCGCTCGCCGTCGTCTATCCATCCCATCTCATTGCTGATCGACGAAGCGCAGAGTCCCAAAATCATCAGCCAGAATGCCCCGTTCCTCCAGTTGGAGAAGGGAACGAGGCGGCCCAATCCGGTGCGTGGGAGCTTTGCTGAAGCACTCATTCGCCGACCCTAACCGCAACAGGCGGTTCTTCAACCGGAGATATCATGAAAGAGACCAAACAGGCTTCGGGCCAGCCCGAGGCGCGCGATGTCGTGCGCGAGGTGATGGCGGCGTTCGAGGCGTTCAAAGGGGCGAACGACGCCCGGCTGGGCGAGATCGAGAAGAAGGCGGCGGCCGATGTGCTGCTGGAGGAGAAGGTGGCGCGCATCGACCAGGCGGTGGCCTCGGCCCAGGCGCGACTGGATCGGGTGATGAGCCAGAGCCGTCGTCCGGTGATTGGAGGCGAACCGGTGGAGCCCGCATCTGCGCCCGAGGCGAAGGCGGCGTGGGACGGCTATTTGAAGACGGGTCAGTCTCCTCATCTGGCGGGCGGTCTAGAGGTCAAGGCGGGTCTGTCGGGCGGGGCGACCTCGGGCGGCTATGTCGTGCCGTACGAGACCGAGCGGGCCATCGAGCGGTGTCTGATGGCGGCCAGTCCGATGCGCGAGATCGCGACGGTGCGCACCGTGGCGGCCGGCGTGTTCAGAAAGCCGGTTTCGACGGCGTGCGTGTCCTGCGGCTGGGTGGCGGAGACGGCCGCGAGGCCCGAGACGGACCCGGCGACCCTGGCCCTGTTGGAGTTTCCGTCGGCGGATCTCTACGCCAATCCGGCGGCGACGCAGGCCCTGCTGGACGACGCCATGGTCGATCTGGACGAATGGCTGGCGGCCGAGGTCGAGGACGCCTTTGCGGCGCAGGAGACCCAGGCCTTCATCAACGGCGACGGGGTGAACAAGCCCAAGGGTCTGCTGTCCTATCCGACCGTGGCGGACGCGGGCCAGGCCTGGGGCCAGATCGGTTCTGTCGCATCGGGCGCGGCGGGCGGGTTCGCGGCGACCAGTCCGGCGGATCGCCTGATCGACCTGATCTATGCGCCCAAGGCCCAGTACAGACCGAACGGCCGGTTCGTGATGAACCGCAAGACGGTCTCGGCCGTGCGCAAGTTCAAGGACGCGGACGGCAACTATATCTGGCAGCCGGCGACGCGGCTGGGCGAGACGGCTTCCTTGCTCGGCTATCCGGTGACCGAGATCGAGACCATGCCGGACGTGGCGGCGAACAGTCTGTCGATCGCATTCGGGGACTTCCAGCGGGGGTATCTGATCGTGGACCTGGCCGGGGTGCGGGTGCTGCGCGATCCCTATTCGGCCAAGCCCTATGTGCTGTTCTACACGACCAAGCGGGTCGGCGGCGGGGTGCAGAACTTCGACGCTGTGAAAGTGATGAAGTTCTCCGCGACGTAGTCGCGGAGGGGCAAGGTGATGAAGTTCAGCGCGAGCTGATGGTGACGGCGCTCGTTTCTCCCTCCCCCTGCGGGGGAGGGCAGGTCGCGTAGCGGCCGGGTGGGGGCGGCAGGGCGACCGGACTCGGATTGCGTGGCCCTCCCCACCCGGTCTCGCCTGCGGCTCGACCACCCTCCCCCGTGGGGGAGGGAGACGTCTGATTTTTTTCAATGGAGATTGCCATGGCGCAGCCGGTGACGGTGGCGGAGGCGAAGCTGTTTCTGAGGGTCGAGCATGAGGCCGAGGACGGGCTGATCCAGACCTTGATCGAGGCGGCCCAGGCGAAGGTCGAGGGGGATGTGGGGCTGGGGCTGACGTCCACCTCGCCGGCACCGTTGCGGCTGGCGATCCTGATGCTGGTGCTGCGGGCGTATGAGCGGGGCGAGACGGTCGAGGTCGAGCCGGTCGAGGGCTGGATCGCGCCTTATCGGGTGGTGAGGTTGTGAGGATCCTGGCGGGGCTGTTTCAGGCGGTCGAGGCCGAGACGCCTTACGGCGGGCGCAGCGTGACGTTCGAGGCGGTCGGGTCGGCCTGGCTGAAGTGCGGGGCACGTCGGCGGATCGAACGCGGCGAGGGGGATCAGCGGCGGTCGGTCGAGACGATGGGCGCGGAGGCGCGGGCGGATCCCCGGCTGTCGGTCGGACGGGTGCTGCGGTTCGGCGGGGCGGACTGGCGGATTGTCGGGGCGCAGGATGTGCGGCCGGGGCGGGCCAAGCTGGATCTGGAGCGGGTGCGATGAGGGATCACGAGAGCGCGCTGCAGAAGGCGGTGGTGGCGGCGCTGAAGGGCGACGCGGCGGTGCAGGCTCTGTTGGACGGACGGGTGTTCGATCAGGCGCCGGAAGTAGCTGAGTTTCCGCATCTGTTGATCGGGCGATGCGAGAGCCGGCCGGTGGCGGCAGACGGGGGCGGGGTCGAGCAGAGGCTGACGCTGACGGGCGTGTCGCGGTTCGCGGGGTCCGAGGAGGCCAAGGCGGTGGCGGCGGCGGTGCGCGCGTGTCTGCACGAGGCGGTGCTGGAGGCCGACGGCGTGCGGACGGCGACGCTGAGGGCGACGTTCGCGGATGTATTCCGGGCGGGCGACGGGCGGCGGACCTATGCGGTGGTGCGGCTGAGGGCGGTAACCGAGGAAGTGGGAGAAGGCTGATGACGGCACAGGCCGGCAAGGACATGCTGCTGAAGATCGAGGGCGCGCCGGGCGTGTTCACGACGGTGGCAGGGTTAAGGGCGAGGACCATCTCGCTGAACGCGAAGACGGTGGATGCGACGGACGGCGACAGCGCCGGGCGGTGGCGCGAGCTGCTGGCGGGGGCGGGCGTCAAGTCGGCGGCGGTGTCGGGACAGGGCATCTTTCGCGATGCGGCGTCGGACGCCCTGGTGCGCGAGGCCTTCTTCGATCAGGCGGCGAAGCGGTGGCGGCTGATCGTGCCGGACTTCGGCGTGCTGGAGGGGCCGTTCCTGGTGGCGGCGCTGGAATACGCGGGCGAGCACGAGGGGGAGGCGACCTTTGCGCTGAGCCTGGCCAGCGCGGGGGCCATTGGGTTCAGCGCGATATGAGGCCTCGTGAATGGTGATGCGTGAATCGTGAGGCGAGACATCGATCACGCATCACGATTCACCGCTCACGAAATCGAAATCGGAGATGTGATGAACGGCGTGCGGGGTGAAATGCTCGTTGAAATCGGCGGCGAGCGGCGGCGGGTGTGTCTGACGCTGGGGGCGCTGGCGGAGATCGAGACGGGGCTGGGCGTCGATGGGCTGGCGGCTGTGGCGGAGCGGATGAAGACGCTGTCGGCGAGGGATCTGATGGTGGTGCTGGCGGCGGTGTTGCGCGGGGGCGGGGAGACTGAGCCGGACGTGGCGGCGGTCGATCCGCGCGAGGCGGCGGTCGCGGTGGCGCAGGCGTTTGCGGCGGCCTCCTCCGGTCAAGCCGGAGGATGACGGGGTGATGCCCTGGGGCGAGATGCTGAGGCTGGCGGCGGCTATGGGCGTGGCGCCGGAGGCGTTTTGGCGGCTGTCGCTGAGGGAGTGGCGGATGTTGACGCAAGTCCCTCAGGGGACGGCGCCTTTAGGGCGCGACGGGCTGGCGCGATTGATGGAGGGTTGGCCGGATGGCGGATGAGTTCGGGCGGGACGGGATCGATCAGGTCGCGCTGAGAGCGGCCGAAGCCGGGGCGGCGCTGGAGGCGCTGAAGGCGCCGGCGCAGGATGCGGCTGACGCCATCCAGGAGGCGTTCGGGAGGGCGGGCGACAGCCTGACGCGATCGCTGGCGCGGGCGGCGGCGGACGGGGAGGTGTCGCTGGCCGAACTGGCGCGGGCGGTGCTGAATGCGGTCAATGCGGCAGCAGGATCGCAGGGTGGCGGGCTGAGCGCGGCGATCCAGTCGGTGATGTCCAGCTTCGGCGGGGCGCGGGCGGACGGCGGGCCGGTGCTGGGCGGTGCAGCCTATCTGGTCGGCGAGCGCGGGCCGGAGGTGTTTAGACCGTCGATGGGCGGCGAGATCGGGCCGGTCGGCGGTGGGGGCGTGACGGTCAATGTGGCGGTGGACGGCGGGGCGCCGGCCCTGCTGCGGTCCGAGGCGCAGATCGCCCAGATGCTGGCGCGGGCTGTCAGCCTGGGCGCAAGGCGGATGTAG